GCCGGCCTCGACGGCCGCGCACGCGCCGGCCGCCGGGGACTCCGGCAACTAAACCTTCTCCGGGGCCCGGGGGCGTGCGGCTACACCAATTCCATTTGGAATTGCGCTGGCCGTACGTCTACCTGGGGCCGCGGGGGGCTGGTCCTGGCCCCCTGCGGTGGCTGCTTCCGCGCTGGGTGTGACGCGTGCGACGGCTTAGGCCTGTCGTACCGCCACCCCGAACCCACAGTCCGGCCAGTGGGCGGTCTACCTCGCGTAGACGCCCTCTGCACCGTCGGCTTCACCGGCCCCGGTGGTGTCGACGACGACTGGAGCGCGCAAGCGTACTCCCCCCACCCCAACCGGGATGCCGCCTGGTTCGTGCCCACCTGGGTCGTCCACGAGCCGGGCAGCGTGCCCCCGTCACTGCAGGCGCTCGCCTATATCGAGCTGCTCGCGCGCCGGGGGTACATTAATGACACGACCCTCGAGACCTGGCGGCAGGCGTACGCCCCTGAGTGTGCGCCCGCCACATCCGACGCGACTTCCGAGGCCGCTCAAGGCGCAATTGCTGCCGCCCTCGCCCACCTCGACGCCGCAGCCGTCCCGACCCCCCCCTGCCCCGAATGGCCCCGCAACCGCGGCTCCTACCGCGAGCAGGCCGCCGCCGTCGCCTCCCGGGCGCAGGCACTCTTCCCCCCGCGGAAGGGCGCCACCCGCCCGGGCACGTACCACTTGCGCGTCGACGACGTCCTATCCGCCCTGGCCCGGACGCGCCCTGCCGCTCTGCCCGCCGTCCTGAGGACGGCTCGGGCGCGCGTGGGGCAGCCCAACCAGTTCGTCGCCGCCTACCTGCTCTGGCGCCACGCCGTCCCCGGTGTCGACCGCTTTCTGCGGCGGACGCGGGCCGACCACGTGCCGTACGAGGCTTGGCCGAAGGCGTGGAAGCCGCTGTCCACCGCCATCAAGCGGCACGGCTCCCCGCTCGGGCACCCCGGCTCGGCCCCACTCCTGGCCGAGGCCGAGACGTTGGTCGGGTACGGGTTCGGTGGCGTCGACTGGGAGCAGGAGCGCAAGAACCGCGCTGACCTCGCCCTGGCGACTAACTTCGGCCAGGGCGAGATCATCGAGTCGCTGCGGCACCTGTACGGCCGGGCCCTCGCTGGGGCACGCCCACAGCCAATGAGCCTCGATGAGTTCTGGGCCCGCCGTTGGTGGTGGATCGCCTCCGGCTCCGAGGCCGGTGCGGCGGGTGCGCTGCCCCGCGACGCCTTCGCCCCTGCCTTCTCCGCCCTGGGCGGGCGCCGCGTGCACCACACGCACCGCTCCGCCGCTGAGGCCCGCGGCGCCGGCTTCCTCGGCTCCCTCATCCACACCGCCCCGCACATCACGGCCACCGCGTCAGCGAAGGTCAACGAGCGGGGTAAGGTGCGTGCGCTGTACGCTGGCGACCCCGCCAGCTACTACGTCACCGCCGCCGCCCTCGCCCCTGCCGAGGCCGCGTGGGAGGATGAGGAGGCCGTGCTGGCGCCTGGCGCCGCCGACGAGTTGCATGAGGTGGCCGAGCTCCGCTCGGCCCTGACTGGTGGCATGGGCATGATGTACGACTTCGACGACTTCAACATCATGCACCGGCACGAACACCTGGCCGCTACCTTCACG